CTGGGCGCTGGACAACGAGCCGGGCGCGCATCGCTACACCCGCCGCTGGGCGAAGATGGCCCGCGAGCTGGGCTTTACCTGCGAGGCCGCGCAGATCCCGCAGCGCGACCGCAAGGTGGACTGGAACGACCTTCACCAGCGCTGGGCCTTTATCGAGGGCGACGACAAGCGCGAGGAGCAGATCGAGCGCGACCTGCGTGAGGCCCGCTACCACGGCAGCCTGCTGCTGGCCGAAAGCGCCGCCGAGAAGGGCGCGCTGATGTACGAATGGCGCGAGCGCCACGAGTTCCACTTCGCGTTCGAGAACCGCCTCTACTGGTTCAAGATGGACCTGGAGAAGTTCAACAAAGCCATGCAGCACCTGGAGGAATCCGAACGCCAAGAGGACCAGCTGCTCAACGACCGCCAGCGCCGCGACAAGGCCCTGCGCCAGTGCGGCGCGGTGGTGGAGATCGCCAACTGCTACCCGCAGGCGCTCTATTTCCAGCGCAACGAGGTGACGGACGAGTCCTGGTACTACTTCCGTGTGGACTTCCCGCACGACGAGCCGACGGTGCGCAACACCTTCACCGGCGGCCAGGTGGCGGCGGCCAGCGAGTTCAAGAAGCGCCTGCTCGGCATGGCCGCCGGCGCGGTGTTCACCGGAACCGGCGCGCAGCTCGATCGCATCATGCGCGACCAGCTCTACGGCCTGAAAACCGTCAAGACCATCGATTACATCGGCTACAGCAAGGAGCACAGCTGCTACGTGTTCGGCGACTTGGCCGTGCGCGGTGGCGTGCTCGAGCAGGCCAACAAGGAGGACTACTTCGAGTTCAAGCAGCTGCGCTTGAAGACGCTGCAGAAGTCGATCCGCCTGGAAATCGCCCGTACCGACGAGGGCTACCGCGCCGAGTGGCTCGAATGGCTGTGGACCTGTTTCGGCACCCAAGGGATCGTCGCGCTGGCGTTCTGGTTTGGCTCGCTGTTCGCCGAGCAGATCCGCGACGAGTACCAGAGCTTTCCCTTCCTGGAAGTGACGGGCGAGGCCGGCGCCGGCAAGTCGACCCTGCTGATGTTCCTTTGGAAGCTGTTCGGCCGCCCGGACGAGGAGGGCAAGGACCCTTCGAAGATGTCCAAGGCTGGCCTGCGCCGGTGGATGGGGCAGGTATCCGGCATGCCGCTGGTTCTGCTCGAGGCGGACCGTAGCGACAACGATCGCGGCGCCGCCAAGGCTTACGACTGGGACGAGCTGAAACCGCTGTTCAACGGCGGCACCCTGGGCGTGACCGGCGTGAAGACCGCCGGCAACGAGACCTACGAGCCGCCGTTCCGCGGCACCATCGTGATCAGCCAGAACGCCACTGTGATGGCCAGCGAGGCGATTCTCACCCGTATCGTCAAGCTGCACTTCGTGCGCCCCGAGGTCACCGCCGCCAGCCGCGCCGCGGCGGACAACCTCAACCACCTGAGCGCGATGGACGTCAGCCACTTCCTGCTGATGGCCGCCCGGGCCGAGGGCAAGGTGCTGGAGACCTTCCGTGCCCAGGTGAAGGTGCACGAGCAGGCCCTGCGCGAGCTGAAAGAGATCCGCATCGAGCGAATCATCAAAAACCACGCCCAGCTGCTCGCCCTGGTGGACTGCCTCAAGCTGATCATCCCGCTGACCGAACGGCAGCACGCCGGCGCACAGCGGGAGTTGGTGGCCATGGCGCTGGCCCGCCAGACCGCCGTCAACGCCGACCCGGCCGAGGTAGCCGAGTTCTGGGAGGCCTTCGACTACCTGCAGGGCCTGAGCGAAGACCCAGTGGTCGACCACTCGAAGAAGCCGGACGTGATCGCCGTGAACCTCAACGAGTTCTGCGAACGCGCCGCCGAGCACCGCCAGAAGGTCGCCGACATCGGCACCCTGCGCACCCTGCTACCCAACAGCCGTTCGCGCAAATACCTCACCCACAACAAGGGCGTGGACAGCGCCGTGCGCGCGGCCTTCAACCGCCGCAACCACCTCAGCCAGCGCGGCACCACGGTGAAGTGCTGGATTTTCCAGAACCCGGAGAGGACCGAGCGATGAACGCGCAAGTTCAACTGCCCATCGACAGCGCCGCCAAGATCTACCTGATGCGTAATGACTTCGGCCTTTACAAGATTGGTATCAGCATCAATCCAGAAGACCGTCGAGCGCAGATCGAAAACAGCTCAGGCGTGCCGGTAACGATTTTGGAAGTGTTTGACTCGGCTGATGCGTACCAGGAAGAGCAGGCGCTGCATTTGGAGCTGAAGGATGTTCGCCGCTGTGGTGAGTGGTTCGCCCTCGGCGACGACAAAGCAGCGCGCGAATGCATCAGTCTCGGGCTGAACCGCATCAGAAAAGCGCCGGAGAGTGAGCTGCCAATTGAGCGCACTACTACTTACCAAATGGGTATTGAGGATGTTGAACAGGCTCTTAAAGAGACCGGCAGCAACCTCTATTCCGATAGAGGCCAGGTGCACTTGTTCTACCGAGAACGCCTATTGGTCGGCGCTCCGGCCATGAAGGTGGCAGCTGCTCTTGCTCATTCCTCTCTGATCAAAGCTGGCTACTACCGACCAGATCGCAGTGTGATTTGCCAATACCTGGAGGCCCTGGCTTTGCTACGGCCAAAGGCCCCTGAAGCATCGGAGCTGCTGAACCAATGGATCGCTGAGTGCTGCCATGCGGCACAAGGGCTAACTGCGCCCGCCGGAGCGTTATTCGCAAGCTGGAGACGCTACGCCGAAGCGGCGGGCGAGCAGGCTGGGAGCATCAAGCGCTTCAGCCAGGCCATGCGCGATAGTGGGTATTCGCCATATCGCACATCAGAAGAGAGGGGCTTCAGAAATGTGGCGCTTAGAGCGTCTGGCGATGAGTTTTCAAAATCCCTTTCTGAACTACCGAAACAGCAGTCCGATCGCGAGATGACGGCCACCGAATTACTGCAGTTGATTGGGTGGCCAACCTCTAGAAAACACCAAATACGCGCCGGCGCGACACTTAGAGCGATTGGTGTCCCGCACAGAATCATTAATGGGCGAACCGTATATCAGCTCGGGCAATTAGCGGGCGACAACCGCCGGCGGCAACCGGCACCAGCCCAAGGAGAAGCACCATGCAGCACTACGACGATGACGAGCCAGGCCTCAGCCTGCGCGCCCGACTGGCCATGACCGGCTGGATCGGTACCGGCCTGGCCGGCCTGCTCACCGCGGCCAACCACCTGCCGGACCTATTCCTGCTGATCGCACGCTGAAAACAAGAAGGCCCCGGTGAGCGGCAACTCACCAGGGCCTGACCAACCCAAGGAGAAGCACCATGCAAGCACATCACACCCAGGGAGGCGGGGCACAGCATAACCCAGCTTGCCACCCGCACCTGATCACCATCGCCGACGTCCCGGAGAAGCTCTGCCGCAAGTGCGGCGACACCTGGCCGGCCGACACCGAGTTTTTCTACCGCCAGGCCGCCAAGTCGGACGGCCTCGGCAGCGTCTGCAAGGCCTGCTATGCCGAGACACCCAGCGTCACCGCCCGCAACCGCAACAAGGCCGGGCGCATCAGCTCGGAATGGGAGCGGCTGTTCCAGGAGGAGGTGCGCCATGCGTGAGCGCCCGACCATGGCCAGCCAACGGCTGGACCTGCCCAGCCTCTGCGACATCTGCGGCAAGGCCCGCTCCACCCGCAAGCACGCGTCCTGCAGCCGCATCCGCCAGCAGATCAAGCAGAACGAGTGGGCCAGCTATATGGCTAACGTCTCCGCGAAGAAAGCCCAGGGAGGCCGCCGTTATGCCCGTTGAAATCCGCACTCGCTTCACCACCGGCACCTACGTGGCCACAGTGCGCGGCGAGAAGCGTACCGCCAGCAACACCATCAGTGCCCGACAGGCCGCCGAAGCCATGGTCCGCAAGCTGGGCCTCGATCCGGCCCACCTGGTGGAGAAAGAACGCGACGTGATCGACCCGAAAGACCGCGTCACCTTTACCCATCCAGGAGAGCCGGCATGAAGATCGAAACTACTCAGATCACCAAGCTGCTGATCAGCGACCTCATGGGCGAACCTTTCAAGCTGGACCCGGTGACCGTGATTCTCGAGGACATCGGACACCGCGTGATTCCCTCGGCAGGCAAGAGCTACACCACGCGACAGGGCAAGATCATTGTCGAGTGCTATGGCAAATCGTGGTCAGCGTACTGGGGCGGAATGGGTGACCGGACGGTGGCCCAGTTCTTCAGCGACGAGCATAGCGAGTACCTGATCGGCAGCCTGGCGCCCAGCCTTGGCGGTAGCCGTTTCAGCGGTGACGCCCTGGTCAATATGGCGAAGCGCGTGGTTCTGGATTGCCGGCGCGGTCGCACGGCCAACCACCACCCGTACAGCATGGACAAAGATGAGGCCCGCAAGCTATTCGACCGCATCGAGGACGAGCTGCGCAGCGTCGAGCGGGAGGATCACTGCTGGAACCACTCCGATCTGCTCTCCGAACTGTTCAGCGACGAGTGGTGGCACGCCGCTGGCGACGCCACTGAGCCGAACCCGGACTACCTGTACCTGCAGCGCATCGTGCTGGCCGTGCAAACCGGGCTTCGCCTAGCCGGGCTGGCGAATGACAAGCGGGCTGGCTGACCTAGAAATCACACCAACCAATTCGAGGCCCGGCGACGGGCCTTTTTCTATTGCTGCGGTTGCGGTACCGGTACCGTGCCCGCTGGGTTTCGCGTGGGGACGCATATGGCAGATGGAGTTGAGGTGCGCGGGAACTCAGTGCGCGTGGACTTTCGGTGGCAGGGCAAGCGCTGTAAGGAGCCGTTTCCTGGCCCGCCGACACCGGGCAACCTGGAAAAGGCGGCGCGGCTGGTTGCGATCATCAAGCACGAAATTCAGGCCGGGACGTTCAGCTACGCGCGCTATTTCCCCGACTCGGCGCGGGTGAAGGAGGGCACGTTCGGCCATTGGATTGACCTCTGGCTGGATATCAAGCGCAACGAGCTGGCCAAGTCCTCAATGGATGGCCACGAGAGCAAGATCAACTGCCATATCCGGGGGCAGTGGGGTGAGCGCCAGGCAGAAGACATCAGCTTTGTGGAGATGCAGCGGTGGGTGCAGAAGGGGCTGATGCCCAAGCTGCACAACAAGACGGTGCGCGAAATCGTGGCGATCGTGCGGCAGATCTACCAGCTCTACCGGACGACCAATGCCGTGGCGTTCGACCCGACGGAAGGCATCGTGATCCGGTTGCCGGACGATGAAGACCCGGACCCGTTCGAGCGCAAGGAGATCGATGCGATCCTGGGCACCCCATCACCTGGCCGCGAGCAGGAGCTGGCTCTGATCAAGTTCATGATCTGGACGGGGCCGCGGGTGAGCGAGGCGATCGCGCTGGCCTGGGAGGACGTCGACCTGGCGAAGGGCGAAGTGACCTTCCGCCGGGCGAGAGTGCGCAGCGCCTACAAGGTAACGAAGACGCGCCGTTCGACGCGCAAGGTCAAGCTGCTGAAGCCTGCCCTGGAAGCGCTACGCGAGCAGGCCGAGCGCACAGAGAAGCTGCCAAAGGTCGAGGTTGAGACGACCGATCGGGATAACCGGACGGTGCGCAAGCAGTACCTGCGGTTCGTGTTCCATAACTCGCACACCAATCAGGCGTACTCAACCTCGGACAACATGCGCAACGGGTGGTGGAACGGCCACCTGAAGGCAGCGGGCGTTCGCCATCGCGGGCCGAACAACTGCCGGCACACCTTCGCCAGCCAGATGCTCACCAGCGGCGTGGTGCCGCTTGATTGGATTGCCGAGCATATGGGCCACACGTCCACCTCAATGATCCACAAGCACTACGGCAAGTGGATCAGCAACGACGCGGCCGATATGACCGGCATTATCGAGCGACAGCTGAAGCTGTAGCCGGTCCCGCTCCAAAACGGCCACAAGCCCCGATTTCCGGGGCTTTTTCGTATATGCCGGGACCACGGATGGTCCCAAAATGGTCCCATCTGGCGAGCGCCGGAAGAAAATCCCTTTGAAATCAATGCGCCAAGGCGGCCGTGCGATGATTTCGAATCTCTGCGCTTCCGCCATCTGCAATCCTGAAGGCCCCGTATTCCGGGGTCTTCAGCGTTTCTGGGGTCCAAAAAACTGAGGGGAAATGGTCCCAGTTTGGTCCCATCACTAAAATGCGCGCGGCACGGCGAGCCGCCCCTTACGCACGTCGCCGCGTTTTATCTTGACCCATCGAAAACGGGTAATTTTGGTAATTTTCTCGGCCTGCACCATGAAAGTCCTTTGCTTTCAGCGGGTTAGGATTGATTCTTAAAGGTAATTTTTTGGTAATCCACAGGTAATCGACTTACCTAATCTGATGGTCATGCTTCAATAAGTGCCAGCCCTTTGAAATCAAGCACTTACAGGAAAATTACCTTTTCCATTACCCAAAATTACCTCCCGAGGTAAGCGGTCGAGCCCAGCAAATACGGGGCCTTCAGCCGTATTCCTGAAGTCCCTGACCAAAATTACCCATTTTCGAATTCGCCTCTGAAATCGGTGGGCACTGGTAGCTCCGCAAACGCTCAAGAAAGAGGCCATCTGTGCAGGGATTCGCAGGGTTGCCCGGCGCTGAAAACGCCTCTCCATCGCGCAGCCTGGGCCGCTCTCGGCCATCCAGCAGGGGTGCGGAAAATGCCATATGTTTAGCCCGCAGGCGTGGTGGGGGGACGACGGCGCGCGCCGGGTGGAGATCCGTCGTAGCCGGACGCCGCCGGTCGGAACGTGAGCGGGTTGGCAAATCTCGGCCAGGACGGCGAATAACCCACTGCTACAATTACAGTCTCAGGCAAAGGAATTGTCAGATGAGGCGGATTAGACAGCCCGAGGCGTTTGCGCTCGTGCAGGAACATTTCAGGCCATTGCTCTTTAGCGCAGCAATGGATACACCCCAAACCATCCAGTGCATGCTGCTAGACGAGCAGACGGGGGAGTCGCTGGTCCTCACAGGGCTGCGATGTGGAATATCACTCACCAAGTCGCAGCTGGCGGCTCTGATCAATGTGATCGAACTTGATATCGCTGCGCTTCGGCCTTCGCTCCTGGAGCGACGACTGCGCAGGTGCGTCGGTTGATTGCGCATATGAAAAAGCCGCCCGAGGGCGGCTTGCTTGGAACGGAGGCAATCAGCCCTTCGCCGGCAACTCAAACGGCTTGAACTGAATCACCTCATCCCCCAGCCATTCGTTCACCTGGGCCAGTCGCGCCTGGATCGGCTCCAGCTCGTTGACGGCCCACACCTCGGCCGCTTCGCGCAGTGAGCCGAACCCGCCGGCGTTGGTCGGCACGATGCCCATCAGCTGAGGCGGGATTCGCAGCGCGGCGAGCAGATCGTCGCGGCTGATGTTCTTGATCGACCCGAACTCATCTTTCGCCGCTACCTCGCTGACCGGGATCAGCTGCAGCCCGTCCTTCTTGCCGTTCGGCGCGTAGACGAACAGGTTGCGGAAGTTGCCCGGGCCCTTGGCCGACTTCAGCGCCTGGCGCAGCGCGTCGACGTCCGCCTCGTTCTGGCTCGCGTCGGTCATATACATGATGAACCCGGCGTGGCTGCCGTTCTGGTAGTACTTGCGGCGGAAGAGGGTGGCCGACTCGTTCAGCAGCGCCGACTGCAGCGCCGACAGCCACTCCGGCAGCCCATACACCTCCTGGTTGATATCCGCCTCGCGCAGGTGGCAGATGCTGCCGCGCTCGAACTCATGCTCATCCTTCCACCCACGCACCTGAAAGTAGGTTTCCAGATCCGCACCGCGGCGCATGTACTTCGCCAATGTCGGCTGCAGGGCCAGCGCCTGGCCGAGCCGGTTGCGCCGCCGTTCCAGGTAGGCATTGCCGCACCAGAGCCAGTCCAGCGCGAACTGGCCGAACGCCTGCCGGCTCAGCAGGCGATGCGGAATGAAGGTGCGCTCGAGCATGTTGCGCTTGAAATTGAGCCCGCTCTGCAGGAACACACTCGCCCGGGTCGACTTCGCCAACCCATCCAGCGACAGCGGCGGTTCGTACCACTTCCCGTTGAGCCAGCACTCCAGGTAGTCGAGCAGCTCGCGCCCATCGAGCACCGGCAGCGGATCGCCGAAGGTGAAAGCCTCCACGCCAGCGGCGGGGGCGGTGGTCAGTTCGCTCATCAGCAGATCTCCATGAATCCAGTGTTCGCCGAGGTCTGCCCCTCGAGCGGTTCGTTGTGCAGGGCGTGGAACAGCGCCCACGCGAGGTCGGCGTGGCCGGTCTCGTCGTTGCGCCCGGCGGTGTAGGTCATCTGGCGGCCCGAGGCCGTGATGGTTTTGCGGATGGCCATCAGCGAGCTGGCCACGTCCGTCCAGCCGGCGTCGAACTCCAGCCGGCCATTGCGGATCACGTCGTAGGCCTTGAGCACCAGGCGCGTCTTCACCTCCGGCGAGTAGCTGAAGGTGGTCACGTTGGGGAAGAACTGGCGGACCAGCTGCGCCACGCCCGAGCCCAGCCCGGTCACGTCCACGCCGATATAGGTCACCCAGTAGCGGTTGCAGGCC